TCGCCACCACCGATCACGCTTTCGGAAAGGAAGTCCACCACGTGCCACCATACGTCTTTGCCATCTCGATCTGCCTTGTAGCGCCGCACGATTTCAGCTCCAGCGGCCAGGGCTGTTTCCAGTTTCAAAAACGCGCCCTTGTAGTCGTTCCAGCCGCCAGCCGCATAGTAGGATGACCCGCTGAAGAGTAGGTAACGAGGCAGCCTCACGTGGCACCGCCTATCTTGAACCGATATTCAGCCGGCACATGTTTGACACAGTCGCTGCCGACCGGGAACCATCCCATACCGCCCGCCCCGTCCTCGTTTTGTCCGTTCGGGCTGCGTTCACCACGCGCCAAGATAACTGCGCCTCCCTCGCCGACATGAACCCAAGTCCCTTCCTTGCCGGGCTTCACCTCTCGCAAGCACAGGTAACACGGGTGCCTGGTGCCAGCGGTTCGGTACTTAAGCTGCTGGCCAATAGGGTAGATATCTCCTGGATAGATCACGTGGCACCGCCTTTCTTTGCTGTCTTCGGGTCGATCATTCCGGGAACGTCTGGGTTGTACTCGCGCAGGATCGACTCGACCGGCTCGGCCGTGTCCATCGTATCCGGGTCGCATCCTCGAGAACCACTGCTCGCGTGCGCCCAGAAGAACAGCGCGGTGCGCGGGTTGGTGTGGCCAGTGATGGGCTGGCCGCAGTGCTTGCAGGTGGCGTTGAGGGGGGCGGCCATGGTTAGTACTCCCCGCTTTCCATCTGCCGGCAGCGCCTGTCGTCGGCCTCGCTCTGCGCCCGCTCGCGCTCCTGCTCCTGCCACAGCTTGAACGTCTCCCGCTGCTCGGGGCTCAGTGTCTCATCGTCCACCGCGAGCGTGACGCGATCACCGCTGCACGTTGGGCACTGGACACCGTAGATGCCCTTGCCGCCGCGCATGTATTCCTCACGAAACTCGTCGTCTTCCTGGGCCCAGTCGTCAGCTGTGTAGGCGTGTGTGCGGATCGCCTCGTGAAGAACGGAACCCTCGCCTTCGCAATCGGGGCAGACCTTGTAAATCGCTGGTAGCTCGTGCTCTATCTCATCGCCGTAGTCGTCGTAGATTTCGACCGTGATGGTTCTGGTGGTCATGCTGCACCGCTTTCGCTCTTCTTGGCTTGTTCAAACTGGGCGCGGATTGCTGCGCGGCGTGCGATGCGTTCCGCTTCCGGCAAGTGCTGTACTGGCTTGGGTTCGGTTCCGTCTGCGCACCAGCGGCAGGGCGCGTTGGTCGGTACGCCGTGAGAGCAATAGACCGCGCGCGCCGCGTTCTTCGCGATCTGGGCCTCGATGTCGGCCAGGGCTTCGCGGGCATCAGCCAGGTACTCGTCGGCGCCAGGGCGGCCGGTCTGCGAGGCGATTTCGGCGGCCAGGACTGCGCGCATGTTTTCGAGGGATTGCATCGGTTGTTTCCTCGGTTCGGCGTTTCGTTTCTCTTTACACGCTACATTCTAGCTTGGTAGCGCTACCAAGCAACTAGATTCCAAAAGAAAAAAGACAGCCGGGGGGATGGCTGTCTTTCGGGGCTTCAGCGGCCAAGGGTCGACTCGGTTAGTTGTACAACTTTTTGGTGTTCCCGCCAGGGCGCGAGACCTCGCCCGCTGGCTGATCGCCAGGTACGTCGCTGTTCGACGGCTTGCCATCAAGCCCGACAATCCATGGCGTCTTTGGTGGGTTCTTTGACGGCCCACCGTTGCCAGGTGTCGGGTTCTCCGGCGGCGGCAGATACGGACAGACGAAACTCGCGACCCAAATGTCGCCAGGCTTGCGCGTCAGGTAGCCGACGCCAGCAACGGGTTGCCCTTCGATCACGCCGGTAACGCTCACCAGCGGCGGCATACCAGGCTCAGGCGCTGGTAGCAGGGTGATGGTGATATCTACCCCGTTGCCGTGAGCTTTCCATTGCTGAGCGCGTGCGGTTGTAGCAAGTGCCAGGAAGAACAGCAGCCAGAGGAAGGCTTTCATGGTTTTCCCTTTCGTTGGTTCCATTCCAAAAGCTTCAGCGGCTCGTCGCGGCCTGGCCAGATTTCATCCGCGGCTTGCCAACAGGCCTCAATGAAGTCCAAGCCACGCTCGACGCTGGGCGACTTGCCCGGAGCCGGCGCGGCATTGGCATAAACTCGACACGCGGGATAGACACGCGACGCGAAGTTCTCAAGCTCGGCGCGCGTCGCGTTCGCTGGGATGGTGACAAAGCCGGCATCCGCCGTCTCTGCAACGAACTTGCCTTCGGGCCAATCGGACAGGATCTCGCGCGGGGAGCGCGCTGTGGTTGCGGGCACCGCTGGCTGCGCTGGGATCGGCACCGGCTGCGCGATCTGCTCCTCACGTTCCGGCTCTGTTTGTCCATCAAGATGGAAGCGCAACCGATCTTCCTTTGCGAAGTCGACGTCATACTCGCGCGCCGTGCGCTGCACAGCCTCGGCGTCGACCTGCGACGTTCTCTCTGGGATTGCAAGAATGAGGAAAACCCAAACAACCAACACACCAGCGGCAGCGAGAAACATGGTTTTGATCATGGCTTGGGTACCTCAAAACACGAGCGAGATGCCGACAGCAAACTGAAGCTGCTCGATCTTGTTAGTGTCCGACACGTCGATCCATTGATACCGCGCCACGCCGGTGATGGCGAGCTGTTCGAGCACAAACCAGCGCGCGCCGATGCCGGCTTGGTAGAACCAGCCGTTCTCGGACTCGCTGTCGCTTGCGCGGCCGCCCGGCACCGTCATGGTCGTGTCGAAGTTGACACTCGCGAAGCCGCCGGCAAGCTCGGCAAAGGGAACGACTGGCGAAGACGTTGGCAGGTTGAATCGAACAAACGGCCCGACCAGAACCGTGGTCAGGTCGGCATTGATGCTCGCCGCTACCGCGTCAAAATTTTGCTCAACGGATACCGTGCTGACCGACACGAGCAAGCCAGGCTCGAGCCAATCGTTGACAGCGTAGCCGGCGGCGAGCGTTCCAACGACGCCGTTATCACTAAGATCGGCCGCAGCGCTCGGCTTCTCCAGCTCGTTCCAGCCGCCAGTCGCTTCAAGTTCGAACGCACCCTTGCGCAGTGCAGGCTCGACCGCACAGCCAAAGGTTGAAAGGGCTGCAAATACAAACGCAAGTGCAGGAACGTGCTTATTCATTCCACAACTCTCGATCTCCAGTCTCGTGGTTCATCAATCAGTCTCAAAATTTCTGCAATGTCCGCGCGCAAGTAAAGGCGATATCTCGTGAGCGGGTGCCGCGTCGCTTTCAACTTGCCGGCTCTGTCCCAGTTGCGCAAGGTAGAAGTGCATACTCGAAGTATCCTAGCAACTTCACCAATTTGCAAGTAATTTTGTAGATTGATAGAGTCTTGGTGATCTTGTGGCACGTCTGGAGATGCCTTTCACCCTCCCCAAAAGCGCCATGTTCAAGCTAGAGCGTGGCCGCAGGTGGCAGCTGTGTCAAGGGGTGGGCGCTAGGGGGTGGGTGAGAGCCAGAGCGCGCGCCCATCCGGAGCCGTGATCACGTCACTGTCGAGAGAGAACCTGCCGGCGAGAGAGAACCTGCCGGATGAGCGCGCAGCCCTACTTTTGTGGCTTCTGCCAGCGCGCTGCGGCGCCTTTGCGGCCGATTTCTCGGATTTCCTCGGCTGTCAGGCTGCGGGCCCTGGCGTGGCCGCCCTTTGCGCCCAGAGCAACGGCGTGCGGATTCTTGGGCGGATCTTTCGGTTTTGTCTTGCCGTTGGCCATGGTTAGCGGTAGCTATCAGGTTCGGCGCCGACGTCGCGGTGCGCTCTTGGCTGGATGCGGTCGGGGCAGCTGTTCGGTGACCTGGGTGTTGAGTTCTTCGAGGATCTGAAGGATGTCCGCTTTGAGGTACAGCCGAAAGCCGTTGATTGGATGTCGGTACGCCCTCAGCTTGCCCTGCCTGTCCCAGCCCTGAATCGTTTGCGTGCTCTTGCCCAAGAGCTTGGCTGCTTGGCCGCTCGAGATGAAATCTTCAAGATTCAATAGTGACATGGTTTCGGTAGTCATAGGGGGCCGTTATACCACGGAGGGCGTTGGCCGCGTGTTGAGATTTTGTAGAGTGATAGCTTTCGTCGCGCTTGTTAACATGGACCTAGGTTATACACGATGACGCCCGTTGGCAACGCCGGAAAACGCCAAAAAACAAGAGACGCAATAAGGCCGTAAAGTATGAGCTTGGCGCTAGATAGCTCTGCTCGTCAACATAATATCCAGAGCCTGTCAACAACCTTGCAAAAGACGCTTTGTGAGACACTTTTTCTAGGTGATAACGCTGAGCGTTTTTTGTCCGTTTTGGGCCTGCGCGGCAATTGCGATTGCATGCGCTGGACAAGGCGGTTTCCACCGATGGACGGGCTGTACTGGGGTCGCCGCTGGCGATGGCCAAAGCTTGAGCCGGAGTTGCTGCGGCGCCATGCCGGCCGGCTAATGTCCTATCCGGCATCCGAGCCGCGCGACGCGAAAGACTTTGACTTGTTTTGCGGGCCGTTCGACCCGCCGAGGCTTCCCAGCTCACGCCAGGAAAGGATGAGAACGTGATCAACGCGCAATATCTGCAAACGATTGAAAACAAACAAGATGCGTGTGAAGGCTGCGGCGCTCCGATCGCCCAAACGGGGCTAATCATCGTGAGCGGGCCGCGGCGCCCGCGGGCCCTTTGCCAGCCGTGCTTTCGTCACACGATCTCACCGGCCGGAGTCCACGAGCGGGCCGAGGATGCCGTGATGCTCACGTTCTTTTGTCTCTTTTTGGGCCTGGTGTTTGTTGGGGTTCTGTTAGCCACGGCGCTCGCATGATGACTTTCTAGTTTTGTATCTTGCTACCTTCTTGGGCCTTTGCTAAGGTGTCGGAGTCACGACGAGAGAACGCCTAACGAGAGAGGGCGGGGACACCATGAGACGCTGTGCAGACTGCAACAGAACCCTAAAAGAGGCTGACGGCTCCTTGTGCGCCGGGTGCAAGAAGCATCACGCCACGATGAGCGATCGGGTTGGTGAGTTGCTAGGCCTGAGCGATGACGCGTTTGATCCACAGCCAAAGCCGTCGGCCCACGTCTGCGCCAAGTGTGGCGCCGTCGAGAGTGCCGAGAACGCGTTTGGTCACGTCTGGGCCAAGAGCGCGATCGTTCTGGTCTGTCACCAATGCGGGCGCGATGACACGCTGAACAAGGCGATTAAAGAGGGCGCCGCGGCACACTCAAAACTGCTGTCTATGCACAAGGCGATCTTCGAAACCGCGGTGTATCAGTTCTCTTGCTGGCTTGCCGGCGGGATGCGAGACCAGGAACTTGCCGAGCTGATCGGTAAGACGATCAGGGTTGCCGCCGTAGTGATTGGCGGAGATGAAACTAGCATCGGCCGCGAAGTCGCCAAGCGCGTCGTGGCGCTGCTCCATGAGGCGAAAACCAAGCCGGTAGCAGGGCCGAAAATAGTGCGGTCAAATGGCGGTGCGCCATGAAAATCTTCGGGCGCGCGTTACACCCCACTTCCCTTCTCTCGATGTATCACCATAGAGGGTGGGCGCGCGCTCGATTTTTCTCATCACGTAAGGAGCGCTGATGAATGACTTACAGCAAGAGGAGGTGCTCGTCTTTAGTCGGAAGGCACGAGAGCTTAAAGCGTGTACCTCGTGCGGCCATGTGCGGCGCGTTCTCGTCTCATCCTGGAAGCTTCCGAACGGGACATTCAGCGAGGCTTCCTGGACTAAGCTGTGCAAAGCCTGTGATCTTGTGAGCCGAGCCATCCACTACGAGCAGGTAGCTCGCGAATATCGATGCCGAGCAACCGAGATCCATCGGCGTCGGCGCATGAAGAGAGCGGGGACGGCATGACGTTAAATAGGCCCGCGACTCATCACCGCTTTGCCCCATCCTCTCTCGGCAGCATGATTCCAGGCCGTTGCCAGGGTCGACATCGCGAGGAAGAGAAGTATCCGTATCTCGAGTCAGAATCGAGCGCCGCTGGTACGGCTGCGCATGCGAGTATCGCGCGCGAGCTGAAGTGGCTGAGCACGCATGGGGTGCCACAGATTGCCGGGATCGAGTGCAGGCTGCCCGTAAAGAGCGTCGATGGTGCCGTGCTCACCGAGGGGACCGCGGACCTCGTTCTGTGGGATGGCAACAGCGATACCTGCGACGTGGTCGACTGGAAATATTGGAATCAACCGCTTGATGAGCAGAGCGCGCGGATTCAGATTACCTGCTATTGCGTGGGCGCGATGCAATCGCTCAAGCTCAGGCGTGCGCGTGGATGGCTTTACCTGCCGCTGCTCGACGTGGAATACAAGGCCGATGTCGAGCTTGGCGCCGGCTTGCGTGAAATCGAAAGCATCGTCCTAGGTGCTTCGCAGCCTGATGCGCCGCTCATACCGGGTGATTGGTGCCGCTGGTGCCATGCGCGCATAGGCTGCCCGGCATTGGCCAAGCGAGCGAAAGAGCTGGCCCTTGAGATTCGAGCACAGGACGCAGTTGTTGCCAGTAATGGCAAAGCACCAACCAAGGCAGCGATCAAAGAGCGCTATCAGGGGCAGCTGCAAGCGATGGCCCTGGCCGGCGACTTTGACAGGATCGCAAAGATTGGCGAGCTGATGCACGCGGTTGAGCCAATGGCCGAGGTGCTTCGGCCAGTCGTCAAGGCGCTGGTCCAGTCGGGCCATGCGGCGCAGTTTCCGGCATGGGAGGTCAAAGAAAGATCGTTCAGAGCCAAGGCGAATCCTCTTGAGGTCTGGGGGCGGGTGACGGATTACCTCTCTGACGAGGAATTTTCCGACGCGTGTTCGATTAGCTGGGAAAAGATCGAAGGGCACTTGCTCAGGCGCTTTGAGATGGATGGGGCAACAAAGAAAGAGGCACGTGATCGAGTAGCCGAGGTGCTCGGGCCGCTCACGCACTGGTTTACTCGTGACGAGCTGTGGAGAAAAAAGACGTGACCGTTACTAAAGAATTGACAGCGCCCGAAGTAGTCGCGGTAGATGCGCCATCACCTGGCATCTTCCAGCGCATCACGCGCGGGAGGCAGATAGGGCCGCGCAAAACCCTCGAGTATGGGACGTCAGGCATCGGGAAATCTACCTGGGCCAGTATGGCGCCATCACCGATCTTCTTGCCGACCGAGGACGGTCTAAAGGACATCGATTGCAGCGCGTTCCCTGTCCTGGGCTCTCTTTCCGAGTTTATGACCGCGCTGGGGTCGCTGTGCAAGCAGCCGCACGATTACAAGACGGTCGTGATTGACTCGCTCGACTGGCTCGAGCGTTTGATCTGGACTAAGGTCTGCGCTGACAGCGGCGTGGACTCCATCGGTCGCATCAAGTGGGGCGAAGGCTACAACAGGGCCGCTGATCACTGGCGTAACATCCTGGCACCGCTTGATTATCTGTGCACCAATCGCGGCATGGCGCCGATTCTGATTGCGCATGCGCACATCGTGCCGTTCGCAAATCCCGAAACGGACGGTTACGACCGCTACGTTCCGAAGCTCCACAAGCACGCGACGTCGCTGATTGTCGAGTGGTGCGATGAGGTCTTTTTCGCAAGCTATCAGGTATTCACGCGCAAGGCTGAAGAGCGCGCGGGTGAGCGCAATATCGGCGTCAGCAAGGGTGAGCGCGTGCTGAGGACAACCGAGCGGCCATTCTGTATTGCGAAAAATCGATTGAATTTGCCAGATGAGCTGCCGCTTGATTGGCGCGAGTATGCGAAGTTTTTGCCAGGAGCGCAGGCGTGATCAGGTTCGAGGTGCGTGGACATCCAATCACGCAAGGCAGCATGAGGGCCTTTGTCAACAGATACACAGGACGCGCGGCGGTGACGTCCAGCAATCAAAGCAAGATGCAGCTCTGGCGCCATGCTGTCTCGGACGAGGCCCGCAAGGCGCGCGAGACTGCAAATGTTGAGATGTTTGCCGGTCCTGTTGCGGTGTCTGTCGAATTCCGGCTGGCTAGGCCAGCATCGGCGCCAAAGCGTCGAATTACATGGCCGATCGGTGCGCGATCTGGTGATGTCGACAAACTTGCACGCGCGGTTCTCGACGCATTAACAGGCGTCCTGTTTGTCGATGATTCACAGGTAACTCGATTACAGGTAAGCAAGCTATGGGGCGAGCCTGGCGCCACTGTCTTGGTTGGCTCACACGAGCGCATTCCTTACATGTTTTGACTCATACGAGCGTATTCCTTACATGTCAGCAAACGTCAGCTAACCCAACACCCTAAACGGAGGACGGAACAATGGCAGACCTACGATTCGGCGAGGAAGTGTTCGACGCGAATCAGCAGAGAGAGTATCGCGCAGGCTCCGAGCCATGGCCGGCGGGCAAGCATCTTGTCGCGCTTAGAAACTCAGATGCCAAAGAAACCAAAGCGGGCGATGGCCGCATGCTTGAGCTGGAAATCGTTGGACTCGATGGGCCATGCAAGGACCGCGTACACACGGAGCGCCTAAACTTATGGAACAAGAGCGCCGAGGCTGTAGAGATTGCCAAGGCAGCCCTTGGGATGCTTTGCAAAGCGGTCGGACTGCCAGTGATCAAGGACTCGAGCGAGCTGCACGGGATACCGTTTGTCGTCGACATGAGAGTCGAGAAGCGCACGGATGTTCAAGACGCATATCGCAATCGAGTTGTAGGCTACTACCCAAAGAACGTCAGCCAGAAGACGTCGGCAGCCGCAGCGGCCGCAGCGACGACTGGCGACAAAGCACCATGGCAGCGGTAAGGCATGGCAGCGCGATACGACGAGTTCATTGCCAATAAGCTAGTCTCGATGCCGCCAGACGGCATCGAGAATGCCGTAATCAACACGGCGCAGATGTTTCCGTTTCAGCGCGATCTTACGCAATGGGCGCTACGCCGCGGGCGGTGCGCGATTTTTGCAGATACCGGTCTCGGCAAGATGCGCATGGAGCTGTTCTGGGCAGCGCGCGTCTGGTCCTACACGGGCAAGCCCGTCTTGATCCTGGCGCCGCTTGCTGTGGCCGCACAAATCAAGCGGGAGGCCGAACTTATCGGCGTCGATGCCGTGGTCTGTCGCGATGGCAAAGACGTGCAGGATAGCGTCAACGTAACAAACTACGAGCGACTGCACCGATTCGACTCGACGAGGTTTGGCGGCGTTGTGCTTGACGAGTCGTCCTGTATCAAGCATTTCGAGTCAAAGACTCTTTCTGTCCTACTCGACGCCTTCGGTGGAACGCCGTTCAAGCTCTGTGCAAGCGCTACGCCAGCGCCGAACGACTACACCGAGCTAGGTACTCATTCTGAGTTTTTGGGCATCTGTCGCCGGCAGGAAATGCTCTCTGAGTTTTTCTGCCACGACGGCGGGGAGACGCAAACCTGGCGCCTCAAGGGTCACGCGCGGCCAGCGTTCTGGCGTTGGGTGGCATCGTGGGGAGCACTGGTGCGGCTTCCCTCTGATCTTGGCTATGAGGATGCCGACTATTTATTGCCGCCGCTCGCCGTCGAGAAACACACGACGCGCAGCGTGGCTCCAAAGGGCTACTTATTTCCAGTCGAGGCGGCAACGCTTGCCGAGCAGCGCGCAGTGCGCAAGGCGAGTCTTGGCGATCGAGTGGCAGCGTGTGCCGCGCTTGTAAATGCAGACAACGATCGACGAGAAAGAGCGGCGCCTGCTGTTGTTTGGTGAAGGCAAGGTGCGCGCGCTTGTGAGCAAGGCGTCAATATGTGGCCACGGTCTGAACTGGCAGCATTGTGCGCGCATGGCATTTGTCGGCGTGACGCATAGCTATGAGTCCTATTACCAGGCCATCCGCCGATGCTGGCGCTTTGGCCAAAGGCGCCCTGTGCAGATTCATATCTTTGCAAGCGAGTCGGAAGGCGCCGTAGTCGCCAATCTTGAGCGCAAGGGCGAGGACGCAAAGAAGATGGCCGACGAGCTTTCGACTGAGACGCGCGACATGGTCCGCGCCGAGGTTTGCGGCTCAAGTCGCGAATCAAACGAGTATGCGCCGACCAAGGTGATAATGCTCCCAGGCTGGCTAACGACACAAACACAATCAATGGAGCCAGTTCATTGAACGTAGAAGACCAGATTGTCACAGAGCAGTTCTCGTTTTACCATGGCGACTGTATCGAAGTTATTAATGGCATTCCCGATGAGTCGATTGGTTATTCGCTATTCTCGCCGCCGTTCTCGAGTCTTTATACATACAGCAACTCGCCACGCGATTTAGGCAACGTTAAGGATGATGCTGAGTTTTTCGAGCACTTTGAATTTCTCGTGCCGGAGCTGTTTCGGGCAACGATGCCGGGGCGCTTGCTCAGCTTCCACTGTATGGACCTGCCAACCAGCAAGCAGCACCACGGCGTGATCGGGTTGCGCGACTTTCGCGGCGAGCTGATCCGCGCCTTTCAAAAGCACGGCTGGATCTATCACAGTAACGTGACGATCTGGAAGGATCCCGTGACGGCCATGCAGCGCACCAAGGCGATTGGCCTGCTTTGGAAACAGCTCAAGAAGGACAGCGCGCTTTCGCGGCAGGGCATACCGGACTACCTGGTTACGATGCGCAAGCCTGGCGAGAATCCGGCTTTTATAGCACATACGCCGGAAGACTACCCAGTCGACCGCTGGCAAAAGATCGCCTCGCCAGTCTGGATGGACATCAATCCAAGCGAGACGCTTCAGTATCGCTCTGCGCGCGAGCATGAAGATGAGCGGCATATCTGCCCTTTACAGCTCGACGTCATTCGCCGTGGCGTTGAACTCTGGTCAAACCAGGGCGATATCGTTCTTGACCCATTCGCCGGCATCGGCAGTACGGGATATGTTGCGCTCGAGATGGACCGCAAATTCATTGGTATCGAGCTAAAGAAAAGTTACTTCGAACAAGCCAAAAAGAACCTGCTGAACTTTAAAAAGCAGGGCAGTTTGTTTGTGTAATGACCTATACACTCCGCACTTATCAGTCTGATTCCGTTGCCGCGGCTTACCACTTTCTCAGTAAGCGTGAGGATAATCCGTGCATTGTGCTACCGACTGGCGCAGGGAAGACGCTAGTCATTGCACAAATCTGCAAAGATACAGCGCTACGCTGGCAAGGACGCGTGCTCATCCTTGCCCATCGCAGGGAGTTGCTAGAGCAGAATGCGGCAAAGATTCAGGCCTTAGCGCCAGAAATCAATGTCGGCATTTACTCAGCCGGACTCAAGCGCCGCGATACAAAGCACAATGTCATCGTTGCCGGCATTCAAAGTGCCTTTGCACGCGGGTGTGAGCTTGGCAAATTCGATCTCTGTCTCGTCGATGAAGCGCATAGGATCCCGCCAGACGGCGAGGGAATGTATCGAACGCTCCTTGGCGATATGAAAGCCGTCAACCCAAACGTGCGGACAATCGGCTTGACGGCCACGCCATATCGCATGGGCACTGGTCTCTTGTGTGGTCGAAGTGAGATGCTGAACGAGGTCTGCTACGAGATCAGTGTCCGCGAGCTGATCGTCGAGGGCTACCTGTGCAAGCTCATTAGCAAAACCGGCAGCAAGGACGCCATTGCGGATACCAGCCAGGTTCACACGCGCGGCGGTGAGTTTGTCGCCGATGAGCTAGAGGAAGCGTTCTCGGACGCGGCCAAGGTTAAGGCCGCAGTAGCCGAGACACTTCAGCATGCGCGCAGTCGCAAGAAGGTTCTGATCTTCTCGTGCGGCGTCAAGCACGCGCAGATGATCCTTGACGAGTTACGGGCTCAGAGCACAGAGCCCAGCGCGATGATCACGGGTGAGATGCCGACCAACGAGCGCGATCAGACACTAGAAGCGTTTCGAAGCGGCGGCATCAAGTACCTGGTCAATATCAATGTGCTCACGGAAGGGTTTGACGCGCCTGACATTGACACAATCGTGCTCATGCGCGCAACGAAATCGCCAGGGCTCTATTACCAGGCTGCGGGCAGGGGATTTCGAGTCTGTGAAGGGAAGAGCAACTGCCTAGTGCTCGACTTCGGCGAGAACGTTTTCCGACATGGGCCGCTCGACAAGATCAAGAGCAAGAGGCAGGGCGGTGGTGAGGGTAGGGGAGATGCTCCGGTCAAGGCCTGCCCGGCCTGCTCGGCCATCATTCCGCTTAGCATGACATTCTGCCCGGAGTGTGGTTACGAGTGGCCACAGGAGGTCGCGCGCCATGGGCACAGGGCTGGCGAGGAAGCGGTTCTCTCGGGTGAGGTGAAAGAGACGTGGCACAGGGTTGAGTACGTGGATTACTGGGAGCACGTGAAAAAGGGCGCTGAGCCTGACGCGCCGAAAACCATGCGCGTTCAATACAGCATTGGCTTTCGAGGCTGGTTTTCCGAGTGGGTATGTGTCGAGCACCAGCCAGGATCATTTCCACGACGCAAGGCAGAATCCTGGTGGGCGCTGCGCTCGCGCGAGCCCTTCCCGGAAAACTCATTTGCCGCGGCAAGGGTCGGCATGGATGGAAAGTTGCTCGAACCTACAGAGATCCTGGTTCGCGAGGTCTCAGGCGAGAAGTTTCCACGGATCGTGGATTACAAGATGCCGACGTTCGCGCTTGGCGGTGCGACGATCGCGGTAGAAGAAGCAAAGCCGGCAGACTGGAAGCCGTCGGCAGAAGAGTGCCCGTTCTGACATAGTTGACAGGCGAAGGGGGAGGCGTTCGCATGTCGAGCACGATCATGCTTGAGGCTGCGCTACAATACGCAGCCCTGGGCTATCCCGTTTTTCCATTGGCACCAGGCTCCAAGCTCCCGCTCAAAGGCGGCCATGGATTGCTTGATGCGTCCACGGATCCGGTCGTGATTAACAGCTGGTGGTCTGAGCACCCCTATTCGAATATCGGACTGCGCACAGACGGACTGATTGTCATTGATGTCGATGGCGAAAATAACTCCTGGTGCAACGAGGAAAGTAGCCGAATGGACGAGCTGCTACTCGCGCCGACACAGATCACGGGAAATAAAGGCCTGCAATTCTTTTTCAGACAGCCCGAGGGCAAGGACTGGCACAATACGACAGGCCTCTTGGCCGATCACGTCGACACGCGAGCCAACGGCGGCTATTGTGTGGTGCCGCCATCCGAACTGGCCGGGGCGGGCAAGATCTATCACTGGATCAAAGGCCACGGGCTTGAGCGCGCGCCCGAGGGATTGCCAGTTCCGCAGGGCTTCTTGCTCGATGCCCTCGAGGCGCTCGAAGGGGCTGGAAAAGGACCCCGGACTAACGGCGCCGAGACTGACGACATCCCGACCGGCCAGCGAAACCAGACGCTCTTTGCGATGGGCTCGCACCTGAGGCGGATAGGGCTCCTGGAGCCTGCCATTGTCGCAGCCTTGCTAGAGACAAACCGTCTCCGATGCAGGCCGCCGCTGCCGGCCGCCGAGGTGCTCCAGACTGCACACCAGGCCGCCCAGTACGTGCCGGACCAGTTCGCCAAGGGGGCGGCCGAAGGGGTGGGGGCGCAGTTCACTATCGCCGAGGACGATGACGATGAGGACCAGCGAAACGAGCCACCCGACCCAGGGCTTTTTCCGCGGGCCCTGCTGCAAGTGCCAGGACTCATCGGCGACGTGGTGAAATACAACCTTGAGACAGCAATCTTTCCGCAGCCTGTGCTGGCCCTTGCTGCCGCGCTCGCGCTCATGGCGACGATCACTGGTCGCAAGATCCAGGACAGCCGCGGCACACAAACCAACCTTTACGTGGTGGGCCTGTGCCCAAGCGGCGGCGGGAAAGAGCACGCGAGAAAGGTCAACAAGGCCTTACTTGAGCGGGCTGGCTGCCCTGAGCTGATCGGCCCCGAGTCGATCGGCAGCTCTGCTGGCCTGGTCACAGCCGTTCAGGAGCAGCCCGCGCGGCTGTTCCAGATTGACGAGATTGGCCGCTACTTGGAGACCATGCACGACGCGGGGACGTCTTACCTATACAACGTGATTACGGTGCTGCTTAAGCTGTTCACATCTGCCGGCAGTTTGTTTGTTGGCGACGCCTACGCCGAATCAAAGCGAGTCAAACAAATCCGCTGGCCGCATGCTTGTCTTTATGGAACGACGGTCCCGAGTTCTTTTTATGGCGGCTTGAGCCACAAGAGCCTTTCAGATGGATTCGCCGCGCGCATCCTTGTGTTCGAAACAGATCATGAGAGGCCACCGAAGTCGACCGGCGTTCTCTTTGACCCACCACAGGTAATCGTGGACCGAATCACGGCATGGCGAAAGTTCGAGCCAGGCGGCAATGCCAGTTGTCTCAATCCACAGCCTGTTAGTCTTGCCTATACAACAGAAGCCGAGGACGTGTTTGCAGTACTTGAGGCCACGTGTCTTCAGGAGGCAAGGAAGGCAAATTTTGAGCTTGGAACGATCTGGACGCGTTGCGAAGAGAAAGCGCGCAAGTGTGCGCTGCTTTGGACAGCAAGTAAAGATGGCATCGATGCGTGTATCGTTGATGCCGAGGCTGCGCGCTGGGCATCCGATCTATGCTTGTACTTGACAAGGTTTGTTCTTTACGCAAGTAGAGCCGTTGCAGATACAGAAATCGAGAGCAAAACGAACCTAATGCTCAAGATGATTCGCGATTCTGGCACTAATGGAGTTACAAAGAAGGCGATTGTTTGGCGTTTCCGCTCGATCACAAGGCACATGCGCGACGAAATTGCTCAAACACTCGTTGATAGTGGCCGCGTTCGGATGTTTGTGCTGCGCAGTGGCAACCGCGGACGGCCGCCGACAGTCTTTGTGGCCAGGGAGCATGTGCCGCCGGGGGTTACCGGCGAGGAGTACCGCTAGAATGGCAAATCGTCGTAAGTGTTGCGATGATTAAGTGAAGGCGACTTTTCACCAAACACCAAAATAGGGGTATTAAGTGATTAATTGTATTAAGTGCTGGGGGGGGTACCTCTTGAGAGAGAGGGAATTAATATGTTAATTGTATTAAGTGTTCTAGGACCTCTGTCTAATTTAGTTCTCTGTTAGGGCTAACAGAAGGCTAACAGACCTTCTGTTGCAGAGGGCCTATAGGGGAAAAATGATGCTTAATTCGGTCCGGGTACTTACGGCGATTACTTACGACGATTTTGGGCAGATCTGTTAGGGCGTGATTAGGAATGCCTTCAAAGGCGATAGAAGCCGATGGCCGTCGCGGGCCGAGGATGACCAGAAAGCCCGGACTGATGAGCTATTTGCAGATCGCAAGGCTTTGTCATGTCACGGTGGACTGCGTCCGCCACTGGAAATGGCTCGGCAAGATGCCGCCTCCAGTTCTTCCGACCGCCGGGTGTTGCCGCTGGCGCCGTGGAGACATCATGGCATGGCTCGAATCCACGCGCCTGACCGGCCCTTGGCGCTCGGATGCCGTGAAGTTGCCGTTTCACTTCCGCTGGAACCTTACAGCGGCTCGCGCGACGCTCGAGGCTGCCCCACACCACGACGAAAGTGCCAAACTAGTGTCTGAGGCCGTTTCAGCCGTTGCGTCGCTCTCAGGGCATCCTTGGATGTCTGCGGTGCTACGCGGCCGTAGGCTGCCTGAGAAGCTGGATAAGCTGGACAATATGACACTTCTGCGCCTGGTCGCGCGCAATGCGCTCGCGGCCGGTGCGGACGACCTGGGCCTGTGGGTGGTGGTGCGGGCGCTCTGCCGTGCGCGGGCTATGCGCATGCCAAGCATCGACGAGCTGCTCGAAGCGGTGCACCGTCCATCGAACACGCCGCGAAAGGGGCGAACCAAGAAGGCCCCGAGCGAGACGCCAAAAGCGGACACTCAAGAGCCAAAACCGGAACAGAACACGGAGCCAGGATTTTGCGAGTTTGGCTCTTGATATGATTTTGGTTTGTTGGCAAGGTGGGCGGGCAACGATCGTTCTCTCTTTTGAAGGAGTAACCCGTGAAGAAATACCTGTGGATTCTCGCAGTCGCTGGCGTGCTGCTGCTCGGCAGCGGCGTGCTGGTGTGGAATGCGAAAACGGCGCCGCCAGAACCGCGCATTTTTCCTCTGAGTTCTCTGCCAGCGCCGGTGCCAATGCCGGTGCAGACCAAGACCAAGACGCGCAACGTCTACGACGGCTCGACCAAGGTCGGCGAACTCACGTTCACGATCCAGAAGTCCACCACGGCGCCCAGCGGGCCCAACTGGATCACGATCTCTTCCACGATGGTGTTCGAGGTGACCAACACCGATTACATGACCGATGCATCCCCGATGCCGACGACGGAGATCATTCCGCTCGCGAACGGGGATGACACCGCGAGCAGCTTGAACGAGAAGTCGGGCATTCTCGTCGGCCACGTGGACTTGGAGATGGACGCATGCTTTCAACTTATGGGCAGGTTCACCGATTCGAGCTGGACGTGGAACGATTTTTTCACCGACCCGCTCGATCAAACCCATATGAAACTCGGCGTGTGCTACTGGAACACCGATTACCACGTCACACAGCCGTACAAGTACCTGGCACTTGAAGCGAAAGAGGAGACAGAGTGATGAGCACGTTTCTGCGAATTCTCTCAATTGGCTTGTTTGTCGCTGGCCTCGCCACTATGGCTGCCGCTGCATTTGTTGAATGCACCCGCCAGGAGCGCTCAGCGATCTATCGCGACCCAGGGATTTGCGATATCGAAATCAGGGCAAACGTTCCCGACGATGGCTCGGGCGATTGCAGCGTGCTTGTATGCCTGACCATTGCCAATAACCCTCCATTCAATTGTTTCGAGTGCTATACGGAGCATTTTCCTGCCTACACGCATGGTGGGGCATTTATTGGATCTCCGGCTATTGGCCCGGCAAACACGCTTCACTCGGACACCGGGTGCCAGCGGCAGATTTGCTGCATCTTGCCAGGTGACAAGACCTGGGAGGATTGGGTATTTGAGCAATGCGAATTTATCAATGTGACGCGCGAAGTGGCTGATAGCGGAGCTGGTGACACTGACAGTACCTGTGAGCACGTTTCTGGCTAATATCTAAAATCCATGAACCTCTTCGCTGCCGTTGCATGGCCTCTCTCCTTTCGGTGCGTTGCTGGTTTTCCTCATACCTGCCATGCGACGGCAGCATTCTTTCCGTCGAGATTTCGTCGGGCCCCTGCCAGGGACACTTGTGTTCTTTTTTAGCGAAAAGCTAGTGGTGGATGGGAAAAACCTAGCAGGGCCTGACGGATTACCTGAGTAAGCATGAACAAGAAAAGAAAAGCGAGAGGAAAAACGGTTGCGCACGCGCGAGACATTGTTAACCGGGTAGAGATTCGCGGATTAAAGCTTAAGCTTCACGATTGCATGGTGGCCTATCAGGCACTCGAGCAGGCCATTGACCGTTATGTGTTGCGCGTCACGCGGCCGAAGCATAGCGTGATTACGGCATTTGCCAACATGCGGGTTAATGAAGGTGCCGAGGTCTGCCGCTTGGATTATCTGCGTGCCAAGGTGGAGGCGGCAAACGCGATCGGCGGGGATGCGGTGTTGGTGGTGGATAACGGCTCGCTTGTGCTGCAATACCGAGAGAGACCGGGGTATTTTCTGAAATGAGCGAAGACCCGATCCTCGAGAGGCTGGATGAGATACTTGGCCGTCACTTTCCAAGTGGCCCACTTGATCCCGTTACGGGGGAATTGCGCGCGCTCCTGGCCGACGTGGCAATCGAGTATCAAAGCAGGGTTGCGGGCGGCAACGTGCTACTGTGGGATGACGAGATTCGCGCGCGCTTCGGCGTCGCGTCGAGCGAGGAGCCGAAGAAGTGAGCGACTGGCAACCGATCGAGACGGCGCCCAAAGTCGAGGACCACGATGGCTTGTACTTCAGGAACAAGATCCTTGTATGGAGTCCGAGTGGGTGGTGGGAGATCGTCTATTGGTGCGGTGCAACGTCTCAGTGGCGATCATATCTCGGACACGGCAAGCGCAACCCTACCCACTGGATGCCGCTGCCGGATCCGCCCATCATCCGATAAGGAACCTTATGGCGACCAGCAAGAGAGCGTCCGCGTCCGCGAGCACCTCAGAGGGGCAACGCGCTTCAACTGGAACGGGCTGTTGTGTGAGATCAAACCAAGCCGCTACGACATCGAAAGGGCGACTGCGAGGAAGGCGATCGATGGGTTCGGCGTGCCGCCGAGCGAGGAGCCGAAACCGTGAGCGAACCGCTTGTCTGTCCGAAATGCACGAGCGCGATGCGTGCGGTTAGCTATCGCGGGCACCCTGGCAAGCGATGGGAATGCAGCGCATGTAATTACGTCGAGCAGATCAGCCCGTGCCATCCCAACTGCAAGCTGTGCCGAGACGCGATGCTCAAGGCCGACAGTTGCGGGCTCAACGACGAGGAGCCGAAACCGTGAGCGAGAAATACACGTATCGCGATGCAGAGTGGCGCTACCGGAATGATGCCACCTATCACGCGATGGTTGACTCGATGCTTGCGTGGCTTGATCGCCTTCATCTCACACCTGGCGAGCTTCGGGACGCAGCCACGCTGGCGGCGCTCAAGTTCGAGGAGATGCGCGTCAATCGGTACATGATCCGCGATGGGAAGCTCGAGCCCTGCGACTGATAAGGAACCTTATGGATACTGAGTCACAACAATGCAGTGGCATGGCCAAGCAACCATGAACATCAGTGACATTTGCTCCCCTGGTGAAGGTCCGACCGGCTGGGCGAATCCCAGTTTGCAAGCGCCGTGCAGGGCGCGGTTGGTGACGCTGCAAGGCCAGGGGAGCATCTTTGCAGCAGTAACTGGATGGGAGAGTTTGCCATGAGCGCTACCATTTGCAGCCTTCTCGCGTTGGCCATCCTTTCGACTGCGCTCGTGATCACCGGACATCCTTGGTGGGCGCTCTTCTGGGTCGGCCTGCTTGTCGGAATCGAAATCCTAGTCGCATTGGAACGGCAGGCGGAGAGGCCAAAGAACCATGAGACGCGAACCAGACATTGGTTGGACCATTGAAATCCTCGCGCGGCTAGGGGATCAGCAGAACTACCAAACGCAGCTGCTCGAATCACTCGTAGCCCGCAACCGTTTTGGCGGTGTTGTTGCTCGCAGAGCGCTCAATGCCGTGCTGTTCAAGCATGGATTGGCGAGCGAGGCTCCAGGATTTGATCCGGAGCGCTTCGAGACAGACATCATTCTCTGGGCCAAGGCGCAAGCAAAGCAACCATGAGCGAAGCACCGAAGCCGCGCACGCTGGGCTGGCGCTGTGCCGACAAAGGCCGGGCGGGCAGGCGCGGTGAGTACAACCCGCGGGTTGGTGGCGCGGCCGATGCACTGGACGACGCGATAACCAAGCTTGAGGTGCACATGATCGCGGAGGACGCATGACGACGGAAAACAAACCGCGCACGCTGGAAGAGCTGATCGCCAAACACCACGGCGAAACGGTGGAGTACTCGAATGCCGAACTAATTGCTTCGCTCATCGAGTGGGGCCGCGCCGAGCGCCGCGCGGAACGGGAGCGGTGTGCGATGTCCTGTGAAAAGGAAGCGGCAACCCTAAAGGCATTCATCAAGAAGCAAAGCTCTCATTGCCTCCAGGTGGAGGATCAAGGTCATACAGGGACGCAGATAGCTTGTCTTCAGGCGCAGGCAGCGCGCCTCCGCGCCCTACCCGACATCGAAGGTGACGCATGAGCGAGACCCCAAAGCGCACGCTGAAGGACATCTTGAGCCAGCACCTGGACGAGACACTGCGGGAGATCCTGGCTCTCGAGCGGTACGGGGCGAAAGTGCGGGA